CCTTATTGGAAGCCGTTTTAAATTTAACCTTCTCAGCCATATTAACTATTACACCAGAGAACAAAGATCTAAATTTAATTATTGTTTAAAATATTGTGATATTTATGTGTAATTTTATAGTATCTACAAATGATTTCGTATTGTTATAGCTGCGGAAGTAGGATTGACCACCCGTCTTTTAACAAACCTGAAAACTGTTCCTCCTGCGGGGAGTCCCTGTCGAAGTGGGGAGAGAAGGGTAAGAAAGAGAAGGGTAAACCTACAAAGAAATCCTATAAACCTGATTCTAAAAAATCCTTGGCGGTTGAAATGGACGATGAGGAGCTAGATGAGTTTGATGGACTTGATCACTTTTCGACTGTTATGGGGGGGATACAGCTAGATGAAGAACGCTCTCATTACAAGAATAATAATTCAGAAAGTCTAAGGAACATTATGGGTCCAGCCAATATGAAGCTAATTGAAGAAAACCCAGCAAGTGAATAAAAACCAGAGGAAGATAAAACTTAAGTTTGAGGACTATATTGATCAGATAGACGAAGAAATAAGGAAGAGAAAAAGCAAATGGACTTTAACCTCTATTGCTTGGATGGATTTTGATGATATTTCACAAATACTCAGAATACATATACATAAAAAATGGTTCTTATTTGATCAAAATAAACCCTTAGGCCCATGGCTTAACAGAATAATTTCTAATCAGATTAAAAACATAATTAGAAATAATTATGGAAATTATGCTAGACCATGTTTGAAATGCGCAGCTGCAGAACCAGACGATGGTTGCGCTATATACAAAGAACAGTGTGGCGTTTGCCCTTTATTTAAAACTTGGCTTAAAAGAAAAAAAAGCGCTTATGATCTTAAGATCACGGTTCCGTTAGATAACCATACTCAGGAAATACAAAGTATATCTTCTTTAAATACTTTCGATGAATTTAATTTAGTTAAGATTCATCAAAGAATGAAAGAGGTTCTTAAGCCCGTTGAATGGAAAGTTTATTTTCATTTCTATATTAAAAATGTTAAAGAGCGAGAAATAGCCAAGATGTTAGGATTCAAAACGACAGAAAAAAACAGGTCTCCCGGATACAAACAATTAAGAAATATCCAAAAATCAATAATAAACAAATTCAAAAAATGTTTACGAGATGATGAATTGGATTTAATACTTTAATCAAATGAGCTCTCAAGAGTTACTAGAACTTACTGACAAGCAAAAGCTTGACCTTCTTAATACTTGGAATAGTAGAAAAGATGACCCCCCTTCTCTTCTCGAGCTCATACAGGACGTAGCGGGCTTTAAAGGGAAAGATGGAAGAAGCAAGGAGGGGAGGACGGTGAAGGCTTATCTCGCTTCGCGTCAACTAAAGGCAAGAGGTGCGCATGAATATCAACCAGTAAACAAAGCAGAGCTAACAGAAAGCCAAAAAGAATACATAGCCAACAATGTCCAAACAATGAACGGCGTAGAGATGGCTAAGGCAATATTTGATAACCAGTCACTTACTAACCTCAATATAGAAACTAGGACAGTAAACAAATATATAAAAACCCTCAAGGATCAGGGAATTCAAACTTTCGAAGACCCTCAGGAGGCTCCAACTGACAGATATAAACCCCCCAAAACGGACTTGAGGATGATTCAAAGAATTAACAAATATGTCTTAGAGGGAATAGACGAAAAGAAAATTGCTCCAAAACAAAAAAGGGATATCAAGTCTATAATAGGCTATCTTCATACCTTTAGATTCTCACACCAAATAAACAGTTACAGCGGTAATACAGACAGGGAGCTTTTTGAGAGTTCCTTCATTCGTTATACTTATGATAAAAATGATTTAACACAAGAGGAAGTGGATCAATACATACTCTTGGCTGCTGAGGTTGTAATTGCTTCAAGCATTCAGGAGCGAGTAGAGAGGCTTCAGAATATGTTGGACGATACAGCTGACGATACTGAAGGAAGGAGAATATCAATGAGTCTAGTTGAGGCAATAAGCTCAAGGCAAACGGAGTATAATCAGTGCGTAAATCGACAGCAGAAACTTCTCGAAAGCTTAAAGGAGAAGAGAAGTGCTAAGTTAAGTAAGCAAATAAAGGAGACTGCAAGTATTCTTAATCTAGTTGAAATGTGGAAGGAAGAAGAATCAAGGAAAAAGATGATTCGACTTGCGGAGTTAAGGAAGAAGGCTCTTGAGAAAGAAGTGGAAAAACTTAGTTCTATGGATGAGGTGAAAGCCAGAGTAATGGGCCTTTCCGAAGATGAGGTTTTAAATGGTTAAATGTAAAATATGTGATGACGAATTTGATAGCGAGCAGAGTCTTCATCCCCACCTAAGAAAGCATAAGATACGAATAGCGGAATATTATCAAAAATTTTTCCCTCGTAGAGATCTTTTCTCTGGAGACCTTATTAAGTTCAAAAATAAAGACTATTATTTTTCAACTGATTTTAATTCTAGGCCAAATATGAAAAAATGGCTTAACGAGCAATCTCCTGAGGACGCAAGGGAATACACAAAAAATTTATTTCAAGCAAGGGTAGAAAAGAAGAAATTAAAATACTCCCCAACTCAAGTGGAGCTGAGAACCGTCATGTTCCCCCCCATTCAGTGTTTGAATTTAATTCACGGAAACTATTATAAATTTTGCTCTGAACTAAATTTAGAAAATAGATTTTCAGATACCCTTCCTTTATCTAAGAATTGTCTTTCAGAAAAGATCTCAAAGGATCATTTAATCAGTGTTGATTCAAGGGAGCAGCGCCCCCTTAAGTTAAGTCACCCAATAGAGGTAAGGACGTTAAAGTTCGGAGATTATACCTTGGATAATCCAGAGGCTGCTAGTAATTGCTATATAGAAAGAAAGTCCTTGAGTGATTTCATAGGGACGATGAGCGGGGGTTTAGATAGGTTCCATAAAGAGATTCAAAAGGCTGAAGAAGCTGAGGCTTACGTAGTTGTTTTAGTAGAGAGGAATTTGAATGAGTGCAGCGTTTTTAACAGGCTTCCTTATGTGTCAAAAAAAATAAAAGCTACTCCTGAGTACATATTTAGAAATGTGAGGGAGATAATCCAGAAGTATAAGTCCGTTCAGTTTTTGTTTGTTAAAGGTAGAAAGGAAGCGTCTGAGATAACTAAGAAAATTCTTTTCTCTAAAGGCAAGTGTAGAGATATTGACCTACAGTTAGCGTATGATTTGAAATTGTTATAATGTGGTATTGTCCTGAAAAATATAAAGAAAAGGAAATTCCTAATGTTAATGAGGAGCTTCTTGGTATCAGTGGTAATCTAGAAAACAAGGAGGCTAAGATAACTCTTGCTAGGTTTCTAAGGACTAACTTAGGGTTTACTGCAGAGCTCGTTTCAGGAATCAAACTAGCTCCTTATCAAGAGATAACTCTTAAAGCTTTTTTCAATAGAAATTTCAATATGTGCATCTGGGGAAGAGGTTGCGGAAAATCATTTATCGCTGCGGTCTATTGTTTTCTACAGTGCGTTTTTGAACCAAATACAAAAATACTTATAGCTGGACCCACGTTTAGGACGGCAAGGTTCATATTTAATAATTTAGAGAAAATAGTACAAGGAAAAGATGCTGAACTTTTATTGCAATGCTTCGGAGCCAAGACAAGAAGGAACGATCAATTTGAATGGCTTATAAATGGCGGAAGCATAACCGCCATACCTTTAAGTGGAGAAAAGATTCGTGGTTTCAGGGCTAACGTTTTGGTGCTGGATGAATACCTCCTTCTTCCAGAAGAGATAATCAAAACAGTACTTATGCCTTTCTTGGTGGCTCCTCAAGACATACATGAGAGAATCAGAATAAGAGAAGTTGAAGACAAGTTGATAGAAAGCGGAGATATGAAAGAAGAGGAGAGAATTAAATTTGAAAATAATTCAAAAATGATAGCTCTTTCCTCTGCTTCGTATACATTTGAAAATTGTTATAAAGTATATAAAGATTGGTTAGGAAAAATAGAGTCGAAAGACGATGACTTAACGGCTAGTTACTTTGTGTCCCAATTGGGATATGAGGCTTTGCCAGAAGAGATGATCGATAAGACGATTATTGATGAGGCCGCTAGCGGAGGCTCATCTCACTCATCTTTCCAGCGGGAATATTGCGCTCATTTTACTGACGGAAGTGACAGTTATTTCAGCGCTGTGAAAATGGAAGCCTGTACGCTCAAAATTGACGAAAGACCCCACACCCTTCTACAAGGAAAGTCTGAAAAAAAATATGTGTTAGGGATCGACCCTAACCTTAGCGACAGTCCAAGTGCTGATTACTTTGCGATAGCTGTCATGGAAATTGATGAAGATACAGGACAGGGAACCTTAGTCCACAGCTACCAAGGTCTCGGCAGTTTAAGTAAGCATGTCAAATATTTAACTTATTTGTTGGATATGTTCAATGTTGTATTTATATGTATTGATAATGCGGGAGCTGATGTCTTTATTGATACCTGCAATGAGTCTGCGGAGTTTAAAAAATTAAATTACAACCTCAAAGATCTGGATTTTAATACAGACA